CTGTAAAACGTAAAAGATCAAAAGCACAAGGAGTAGGAGGTAAGCCTACTAACGTTTCTACCTACGCTAGAAAAGGCGGAGTTATGAAATACATATCACAAAATAAAAGATACGCCAATGGCGGTAAGGTATATCCAAGATAATGTTAACACCACAACGTAAAAAATCACAAGAATTAACAGAGAAACAACAAGATTTTCTTGACGCATACTTTGCGGAAGGAGAAAAAACCTTTGGGAATATCACCCAAAGTCTATTGCAAGCAGGCTATTCGGAGTCCTCAAGGTCTTCAGTATCGAAAGCTATGCGACCTCACATTATAGACAGAGCAAAAGAGTTGCTAGCAACGACAACAGCCAATGCAGTAGGACAGATAAAGGATGCTTTATCAGGAACAACAGAAGAACCAATAGCTAGACAGAAACTTAGGTTTGAAGCAGCAACTGACATACTTGATAGATGTGGTATATCTAAACGACAAGAAGTAGTAACAGAAAACAAACATGTACATGCTGTTGTTTTGTTACCTGCAAAAAAAGCAGAAGAGTTAGACTTATCAGATGTAGAGGCTGAAGCACTTGGAAACACCTAAGAAAGGCAGACCTAAACTCAAAAAAGGAGAAAAAGGTCGATATAGATTATCAGCTAAAGAAAAAGCTCGTAGAGCTGCCCTAGCCCAGTTGAGGTATAGGGATAAAAAGATTAAGAAACATAAGAACCAACTATCGAGGCAGAAACAATTAAAAAAAGAAAAGATACAGAAGTTCAAACACCTCGACAAGGCGATAGAGGGAAAGGCTGCGATAACGGAAGATGTGCTTGCGGATGCACCAACTGCGTTTCAGGAGTTTGTTGCGGAACAGGAAGTTGCGTTCAAACCGAATCCAGGTCCTCAGATGGAGTTCCTAGCAGCACCTGAACGTGATGTTCTTTATGGTGGTGCAGCAGGTGGAGGTAAATCATATGCCCTACTTGCAGATGCATTAAGATATGCCCACAATCCTAATCATAGAGGATTGCTTCTTAGAAGGACATTGGGCGAACTAACAGAGCTTATAGACAAAAGTAGGCAATTATATAAGAAGGCTTTCCCAGAAGCTATATTTAGAGAAAGTAAATCGACTTGGGTATTCCCATCAGGGGCTACGATTTTATTTTCATATTTAGACAGAGACACAGATGTTACAAGATATCAAGGACAAAGTTTTAACTGGATTGCAATCGATGAAATCACGCATTACCCAACTCCTTACGTATGGGAGTACCTTCGTTCAAGACTCCGTACAACGGATCAAAGCATTGTACCGTACATGCGTTGCACAGCTAACCCAGGTGGAATGGGTGGTTGGTGGGTTAAAAAGATGTATATTGATGCTGCCGAGCCAAATACGCCTTTTTGGGCTAAAGATGTTGAATCAGGTACTATCCTCAGATACGGAGCCTCAGCCCAAGAAAAAGCAGGAAAACCCCTCTTCCAAAGAAGATTCATCCCTGCAAGACTAACGGATAACCCCTATCTTATAGCTTCAGGGGAATATGAGGCTATGTTGTACTCTCTACCAGAAGTAGAGAGAAGAAGATTATTAGAAGGAGACTGGGATGTTACAGATGGTGCAGCGTTTGCTGAGTTTGATCGTTCAGTACATGTTGTTGACCCCTTTGAGATTCCTAGGTCTTGGGCTCGTATTAGGGCTGCAGACTACGGTTACTCTAGTCCTTCTTGTGTTTTATGGGGTGCTGTCGATTATGATGGTAACCTATGGATATATAGAGAGCTTTACGGAAAAGGCTACACAGGAGAAGGGTTAGCAGAAAGGATTATGGAACTAGAGTATGATGATCCTACTATGCAAACAGCAGTATTAGACGAATCATGTTTTAGTAGAACAGGGCATGGTTTAAGTATAGCAGAATCCATGAATAGATTTAACTTAAGATGGATGGCTTCTAACAGAGACAGACTGGCAGGTAAGATAGAGATGCACAAACGTTTAGGTATGAATGATATGGGAGAACCTAGACTTAGAATATTTAATCACTGTAGCCAGTTGATAAGAACTTTACCTACACTACCTCTAAGTAAAACAAACCCAGAGGATGTAGATACAAAAGCAGAGGATCATGCTTACGATGCTTTAAGATATATGTGCATGACTAGGTTGGTAAATAGTCCTTACTACCATCCTAGGTTTAGAAAGCCTAAAGAGTTTGATAGGTATGAAGTACAGGACCCTATATTTGGATATTAATTTTTAACAACAAAAGGAGATGAAAATGCCGTTATATGGAAAATATAAACAAGGTGATCTTGGCATGGAAGACGAAACAAAACTTTCTAGAGAAAAATTAGAAAGTTGGGTTAAAACAAAGTATTCCCACGCTGAAGAATCATCTGTTAACGAAGCAAGCCTTTCAGGCAAGAATCAAGTAGATTCTAATTTTAATGCTTTAGCTGACCAAAAAGACTACTAAAATGGCTGAGATAGGTGAACTAATAGGCACTGGCGAACAGAAAGATATTACCGATGAGGAAATGTCTGGTTTAGCAGGCTATATACGATCAAAGTATAAACAAGCAGAAGATGGTCGCCTAGCTGACGAACAACGTTGGTTACGTGCTTACAAAAACTATAGGGGCACTTCAGAAGATAGTGAAGACTATAGGCAATCAGAACGTTCTAAAGTTACTGTTAAGATAACAAAAGTAAAAGTGCTTGCTGCTTTTGGGCAGCTAGTAGATATACTTTTCTCTAATGGTAAAGTTCCAATTTCTGTAGACCCTACTCCTATGCCTGAAGGTATAGAAGAGTTTGTTCACCTAGAAACACCAGTAGATCAACAATTAGATCAAACAGACCCTTATGGGTTTGAAGGAGATGGTAGAGAATTACCTGCAGGGGCTTTACAAGCTACGGAGCCTGAAGAAGAACAACAAGAATTAGAATTAGGTCCATATGAAAAAGATATGGCTGAAGCTAATCTTGCTGCAGGACCATCTAATATGGGAGAACCACAGCTATCTCCTGCCAAGGAAGCAGCTCGTAAAATGGAAAAACTAATCCATGACCAACTACTAGATGCTTCAGCAGTTTCCGAACTCAGAAAAGGTATCTTTGAACAGTGTCTGTTAGGTACAGGTATTGTTAAAGGACCCTTTAACCACAACAAAGTAATACACAAATGGTCTAAAGATGATGATGGTACTAGATTCTATGACCCACAAGACAAGTTAGTACCTAGATTAAATGCTGTTTCTTGTTGGGATTTATACCCTGACCCTTCTGCTGTAAGCCTAGATGATGCAGAATATGTAGTAGAACGTCATAGAATGAACAGATCACAGCTACGTGACCTTGCTAATAGACCATTTTTTGACAAAGATGCTATAGAAGCATCACTATATATGGGCACACAGTACGAAGAAAGGTATTTTGAGCATGATTTATATGCAGATAATGATCCTACATACAGTGAAGGTCGTTACGAAGTACTAGAATATTGGGGTGTTTTAGATGCTAAAATGGCTAAAGAAATACAATTAGACATACCAGAATCTACATCTGACTTAGATCAAGTACATATTAATGCTTGGATTTGTGGTAATGAGATATTAAGAGTAGTTCTTAATCCATTTGTACCAGAAAGATTACCATATCAAGTTGTACCTTACGAAAAGAACCCATATAGATTCTTTGGTATAGGTGTAGCTGAAAATATGGAAGATGCACAGCTTCTTATGAATGGGCATGTACGTATGGCTATTGATAATTTAGCATTAGCAGGTAATCTTATTTTTGAAGTAGACGAAAACATGATGGTTCCAGGACAGTCTATGGATATATACCCTGGAAAAATATTTAGAAGACAGTCAGGTGCACCTGGTACAGGTATTACAGGAATTAAGTTTCCAAGCACTGCTGTAGAAAATTTACAAATGTATGATAAGGCAAGACAACTTGCTGACGAAGAAACTGGTATACCAAGTATAAGTCACGGACAAACAGGTGTGACTGGTACTGGTCGTACTGCATCAGGATTATCTATGTTGATGGGTTCTGCCTCTTTAGGTATTAAGACCGTAATTAAAAACATAGATGACCACCTTCTAAGACCTCTAGGAGAAAGTATGTTCATGTGGAATATGCAGTTTTCAGAGGATGAAGAAGACATAATGGGTGATTTGGAGATCAAGCCTAAAGGTACATCGTCTGTAATGCAGAAAGAAGTAAGATCGCAAAGGTTAACAATGTTACTACAAACAGTAACTAACCCTATGCTTGCTCCTTTTGTTAAATTACCTACGTTGATTAAAGAGTTAGCTATAGCTCAGGATATGGACCCTGACGAATTAGTTAATGACATGAACGAAGCACAAATATTTGCTGAAATGCTAAAAGGATTGAACAATGGACAAACAACTGGCGAAGAGGCTCCTGCCCCTAGTGAACAACAAGGACCAATGGGAGGCACTGGAGGAATTCCTGCAGGTGCAAACCCAAATGACCCATCAGGCGTTGGTGGTGGCACAATCGGAACAGGAACTACGCCAACTCCAGGGGAAGGCGGCTTTACTGGCAACCCTCCTCCAGTTGAGGGAGTGGGTTAGAGCAGAGGTGGAAAGGAAATAATATGGCATACCCTTTAAGTGTTCCAGAAGTAAAAACTTTAGAAGACTACAGAAAAAACAAAAAAGCTGTAGATAAATTTTTAAAGGATTTAAGAAATGATCCAAACTATCCAGGTGGTAGAGACTTTGGAGAATGGCGTGAAGCTAGGCATGCGGAACTACAACGTATAGGGGATAGGGAGGCATATGAAAGGGGTGAGATTGAAAAAGGTCAAGGTACTTTTACACCTGGACCTCCTTATAATCTAGCCTTATCCATGGCATCTGAACTTTTTGATGATGATGTAGAAGAGTATTTTAGAGTTTTAGGAGACGAAAAAGCAAAAGGCGGTTTTATAAACATGCAAGAAGGTGGTTTAACACCAGATAGTGAAGGCATAATAACTTTACCTGATACAGGAGTAATGCAAGATGAAGTAGAAACTCCAGTAGACACAACACAAGGTTTTTATTCTGTAAACCCTGCCCCAGGCGAAAGTGGTGAAGCATTTGCTGAAAGAAATCCTTTACCAACACTAGAAGAAACATTTCCATTAGGCAAAACAGATGAAGAAGGTTTTGTTCCTGATCCTTTAAGCTACAAACCACCAGAAGATTATGTAAGCCCTAGAGTAAGTTCTTCTTTAATGGATAGGCTAGGTGTAGGTTCTGGTGATATGACAGATAATGACACAGCTTTGGCACAGTCTTTAGCAAGTGGTGTAGGTTCAGGTCCTTCTGAAGGTGATCCTGCTTATACTGATCGTGCATTAGTTTCAGGGTTAACAACACTAGATAACTTTATAACAGGTTCTGATGCTGCAGATATGATTAATACTGCTATGAGCCCTAGGTGGGTTGGAGAAAATTATTTAGGAGGAGAATCTTCTGTTCCTGTAAACTGGGATTTAGAAGGTTGGACAGAACTACAAAGCACATTAATAGATTTTCGAGAAAATAATCTTAGTTTAGGTGATATAACTATTATAGATAGCGATGGAGAATTTCAATTTTTAGGTAGTGACGAATCAAAAGGTCAAACTAGAATGATTCCTCTTTTTGGTGACGAAAAAAATTGGATAAGACAAACTGATTTAGTATATGATAAAAACTACATGACTCCTGAAGAAGCTATGCCTTTTAATGAATATATAGAAAGTATAGCAGAAATACGAGCAGGTAAAACTTTTACTTATAAAATAAAAACAGGTGGTCAAACTATACAAGAAATATCCGATGCTACAGGTATTAGTACACAAGTTTTAATTGGTAGGATTAGAAGGGATAATAAATTTGTTTACGATCAACTTATAAATGAAGAAATGCTAAAAAATCCTCTTACTAATGTAGTAGCAGGAGCTAGTTTTACTTCGCCAGTTGATATGGGTAGATATCAAATTGTAGCAGGTGGTTCTGGAGACGATGCAAATTATGCATTTGATACTTATGAAAATAGATATATATCAAAAGATGATTATATACAAGCCTCTAAAGAAGTTGTTCCTGCAGGTGGGGGTGTATTAGTCAACCCCTTTGCAACAATAGATGAAAATACAGTTATACAAGATGGAATAGAATTAACTTTACCTGAACGTTTAGAAAAAGGTAAAATAAAACAAACAGTAGACTCTATAGGTGAATGGTTTACTAAAGTAAAAAATACACAACTAGGAACACTTCCAGGAGAAACTAGAGTAAGTATAGGGAATATTGCTGATGATATGTTCTCAGGTCTTATGGCAGGATTTTTAACTCAAGATGGTAAGTTTGATTATGAAAAAGCAGCTATAGCAGGCA